CGTGGCTTCAGTGACATCGGCTATCATTATGTCATCTACCGTGACGGTACCATACACAATGGCCGTGACGTGGATGTGATAGGTGCTCACTGTGAGAACCACAACGCTCACTCCATCGGCATCTGCTACATAGGTGGCTGTGACTCTACAGGCAAGAAAGCCAAGGACACCCGCACCATAGAGCAGAAGATCGCGCTGCGTACCCTGCTCCAAGATCTCCGCAAACTCTATCCCGATGCCCGCATCCTGGGCCACCGTGATACCGGAGCACCCAAGGACTGTCCCAGCTTCAACGTCAAGAAGGAATACTACAATCTGTAAACCTACGGCACCTATGTGCCGGATAATCAGAAAGAAACAAAAACGAGATATATTATGGACAATTTTCTAACCCGATGGGCAAAGTCACGCCGTGAGCAGACGCTTACTCCCGGTGTGCCCTCGACCACAGACCCCAACGCCCTTGAGAACCAGCAGCCAAGGGGAGCCAACTGGGAGGCCAACGTAGTGCAGCCTTTTGGCCGCCGCTCTCTCCTGGTTCCCGCCTGGTACCGTGGTGTGACGCTGCTCATGCAGACCATGGGTCAGATGGTCACCCAGTGGCAGAAGATGAACGGTGAGGGAGGCAACTTCGTCGAGGACCGCTACGGCATAGGCCGTCGCATCAATTACCTCCTCCAGGTACGCCCCAACCCGCTCATGACGGCCAGCCAGATGCAGGAGCAGATAGTCTACCGTCAGATCTACTGGGGCAATGCCTACATCTACATTGAGCGTAACGAATACGGAGATCCACTCTACCTGTGGCTCTGCACCGGAGGAGGCTACGACCCCATCACCAACACCTACTCGCTCACTTACAACCGTGAGCATGGTCCCGTGGTGCTCATGTCTGTGGATGCCCATGATGTCATGCACTTCAAGAACGTGATCCTGACCGATACCATGTATATGGGTCTGCCGGTCATCGACTTTGCCTTCAAGGCCCTGAGCATAGCAGCTACCGCCGATGAACAGGCACTCCAGGACGTAGCCAAGGGCGGAAAGCATAAGGTCCTCATCCAGGAGCAGAAGTCACAGTCCGGTCAGATGGGTCTTCTGGGACGTGCTAACCAGACGGAACTCCGCAAAGCCACCCGTCAGTTCGCTGAGGACTGGCAAGCCAATGACGTGGTGATGCTGGATAACGTGGCCGATGCCAAGGTCATCAGCCAGACCGCCCAGCAGCTCCAGCTCCTTGAGCAGCGTGGCTTCGAGGTCTCTGACCTGGCACGTATTCTGGGAATACCCAGGATCATGATGATGGAGGATGCCGGAAGCTCTTACAAGATGCCGGAACATGCCACACAGGAGTTTCTTCTGCGTACCATACAACCCCGCATCCGTGAGTGGGAGGATGAGCTCAATTCCAAGCTGCTGCGTGAGGAGGACTTCGGTCGCCGCCGCATACATGTCTGCGAGCTCGCACTCCGCCGTCTGGATGCCAAGGGTCAGGCCGAGATCGACAAGCTCCACATGGAGACCGGCTGGTCAGTCAATGAGATCCGCTCTCAGTATGACCTCCCGAACATCGAAGGTGGTGACCTGCACTACGTATCAACCAACCTGGCAGAGCTGGGCAGTGAAAAGCTCCGCTCCCCCGGTGCTCCGGCACCCGCTCCGGCACCTGCCGCACCTAAAACCTCACAGGGTGAGGAAGGAGTTGAGGAATGAAATGGCTAACACTTGACTACATCAAGCAGCACTCACGTATCGAGTACGACTGCGAGGATGAGCTGCTGACTCTCTATGGTGAGGCAGCCGAAGAGACCATCCTGAACATCTGCTCCCGCACCTATGAGGACCTCAAGGGTGACAATACCGATGTGCCCTCCGCCATCATCCAGGCCTCTCTCATGCTGGTTGATCTGAGCTATCAGCAGCGTAGCCCGGTGAGCCCTGTCAGCATGTACGCTGTGCCGTACACCTTTGACCTGCTCATCAAGCCCTACATGAAACTAACATCTGATGAGGAGTAAACTATGGCATACAGCACAGGAATAATGAACCGCCGCGTGGCTATCATGACACGCTCTGCCTCCGACACCGGCTCCTTTGGCCGTAACAGTGCCGGTCAGAGCTACGCCTATGCCGCCACCGTCTGGGCTGCCGTAGATTTCAACCGTGGCACCAAGGCCATGCGCGAAGGGGCTTATGACGGCTATGACCGTGTTATGTTCCGGATGCGCTGGAACCCCACCGTGGACCGCAGCTCCATGCTGGTATGGGACGGACGTACCTATCAGATTGAGTCCTTCAATGCTGACAAGTACCAGAACACCATCCAGATCACCGCTGTCGAGACTCCGGGCAAGGACCTCACCTCTCTGCTTCCCGATCCCGATCCGGAACCCACACCGACTCCAGATCCGGAGCCGACTCCTGATCCTGAGCCAACCCCGGAACCCGAGCCGGATGATAACACCGAGCAATCCTCAACTGATTGATAACAAACACTATTCACCAAAAAATTGATAACAACAATGGAAGATCTTATTCTTACCCAGACAGGAGCGGAAATTCAGGCAATCTTGAACAAGCTCCAGCCCATGGTAGACAACAACACCATGGCTTCTCTCGGTTTCGGTTACGGAACCTGCACCACCGCCGGTGGTACTGCTGCTAAGGAGGCATCTGTGTCCAACTACCTGCTTGTCCCAGGTGCTCATGTCAGCATCCTCTTCACCAACGCCTTCACCGCTACCAGCCCCACACTGAACATCAACAGCAAGGGTGCCAAGCCCATCAAGCTGTTCGGCTCAGCCATCGCTCCTGGTAAGGTACGTGCCAACACCGTCCTCACCATGGTATATGACGGCACCAACTACAACGTAGTGGCCATCGAGTCACAGGCTCCCATGAGCACCGCCGGTGCCGTGGATCTGGGACTTCCTTCAGGTCTGCTGTGGTGCGAGCACAACGTAGGTGCTTCACGTCCCGAGGAGTTCGGCCTCTACTTCAGCTGGGGTAACGTAACCGGTCACGCTGAGGGCTCAGGTTATGACTTCAGCCAGACCAACTATGACGCATCTGCCGGTGCTGCCCTGACAGGTAACATCACCGTGGATGACACCTATGACATGGCTCATCACAACATGGGTGGTCTGTGGAGACTGCCGCGTCCCGCAGAGTTCTCAGAGTTGAACTCTAACTGCGATCACGTATGGATTGACGAGGATGGCGTTCAGGGTATGAGGTTCACCTCCCGTATCAATGGCAACGCTATTTTCTTCCCTGCTGCCGGGTACTACAGTGGTACGACGCTCAGCTACCGTGGCACGGTCGGGTACTACTGGTCTTCGGGGTTCAACTCGGCTTCCAGTGCCTACGACCTGAGCTTCGATTCCACGGGTGTCTATCCGCAGTGCAACGACGGCGGGCGCAGGCTCGGCTTTACGGTCCGGGCGGTTCAGTAACTTGTCTCGTCTACCGGTTACCCAATGACACCCAACCTCATTCTTATGACTTGCCACGAACCAGCCGCACCCCAGTGCGGCGTGGCAAGTCGGTAAGAATGATACCCTCTCACAGATATGGCAAGGATTTCAGAGATACTCGACATAGAGAAACAGCGCACCGAAAAAGAGGAATGGAACGTCATCCATCTCTTCAAGGAGGGTGGCTTCTACCGTGCGTATGAATGGAGCGCATGGCTCATCGTGACCATGGCGTACAATGACGAGGTGCGCCAGCAGACCGGTGACCGTAAGCCGCTCAACGTGACACACAAACGGTCACGTAACAGCGACGACACATTTGTCTTCGTCGGGTTCCCTCTCAAGTCCGCCGAGAAATTCATTCCGCAGCGTACCAGCTTCGAGACCATCAGCGACACCCATATTGACATCACCATTGAGCTGACGTGGGATGATGACCTCTCCTACGACTCACTCAATGAGGTCTTCCTCAAATGGAAGGAAGGGCAACCCATCCAGGAACCCAAGCAGAAACGTGAGGACGGACCGGTAACCACCGGCACCGCCCAGCACGCTACGCTCACCGGTATCATGAGTGAGATCCTGGCATGGCCGCTGGAGCAGAAGACTCTCATCGAGAATACTGCTTATCTGAGCTCTCTCAAGCAACGGCTCGCTGCTCTGATTTAGTATTAACATCAACCGGTTCTAAGACGAGACAAGTTCATAGGTTGTCCGTCCTGTGGCCGTAGACCATGGGAAAAAGACAAGACACCTGACGGCTTCCATCCGGATTCCATCACTTGGTCGTAACAGGTGACAACCGCACTGCAAATTGGATTTTCTTCCCTGCTGCCGGGAACTACGACGGTACGACGCTCAACAACCGTGGCACGAACGGGAACTACTGGTCTTCGGGGTTCAACTCGGCTTCCAATGCCTACAACCTGAACTTCAATTCCACGAATGTCAATCCGCAGAACAACAACAATCGCAGGAACGGCTTTACGGTCCGGGCGGTTCAGCACTTATCAGT